AGGGCCTTGAGTGTCGACTGGGCGAAGGTGCCGAGCATTTTCCCCAAAGCATCACCTGCGTTTTCAGCGCCGGTGGCCACATCATAGAAGAACGTACCCAGGCTACTGGACGCACTACCTAAAGCGTTTGAAGTGAGGTCTGCAGCCTGCTGCGAGTAGTTGCTTGCGGCGGCTGCGTAGTTGGCCCATGCCTCATTGACGCCATTCATCCAGCTTGTCTGCTGCTCGTCGGTGGCAGTGTAGAAGTCCTGCTGTGCCTGGAGCCGCTTGGCCAGTTCGTCTTGCAGCACCGTTGTTTCGTTCCGATACAGCTCCGGCGTGATTTGGCCGGTGTTACGCTGTTCGTTAAGGCTGGCCAGGTCAGCCGCATATTTTTGCCGAAGAGCCAGATCCGCTTTTAAACGATCCCGGGCCTTGTCGCCCATGCCGACCCCGGCCAGCTCCTGATCGAAGCCGTCCTTCATGGTTTGGGTGCCAACACCCTGGGCGTTTTTGAAGGCATCAAGCTTCAAGGCGTCTTCGTTGGCCCTCTTGATTTTGTTTAGCGCATCCAGCTCAGCAGCCATTCCCAGCAGGCGCTTGCTTTGGGCCTCACTCAACTTGCCAAGCTTGCCCTCCTGCAGTTCGAACGAGAGCTTCATCACCTCGGTAGCGTCTTTGGTTTTATCGCCCGTGGTGTTGATCAGCTCGATCTGACGCTTGTAGCCTTCCTCAGTCGTCTCGAAAGACTTCAGTTGCTGCTTGGCAGCGGTGTCGGTGGCACTGGTGTTTTTCTGCTTGGCCTTGGTGGAGGCATCGTCGGAGGCTTTTTGCGCGTCCTTGGCAGCAGCCGCAGAGCGGATCGCAACGACCATGTCATCAGTGAGCAGCGTGTTCTCGCGGATGAACCTGTTGGCTGCGTCCACGCTGGTTTTGTCTTGGGCCGTCGCCAACTGTTTTAACAACTGGTCTAGGTACTTCTGACCAGCCTGGGCAGCGCCTGCCTTAGCTGCGGCGTTCTCACGCTCAGCCCGGGTGTTGTCGTCAGTCTCGCCCGTGAGTGCAGCCAGTACATCTTTCTGCTTGCTCAACTCAGCAGATAGCTCGGACACAGGTATCTGGCTGTTCTCCATGGCTTGCGCCATCGCCTCTGTCACACCTGGTACGGTGCGCAGCTGATCAGCCACTTCTTTCCAGTCAACCGTTATACCGGCAGCCTGGTCCTGCGAAGCTTTACGCACAAGATTGAGCGCGGACTGCACGGAATCCGGGAGCGGTACCAGGCTGGCCATAAGACCATCGGCACCGGCGGCGCCCATGCCGCGAAGGTCGCTTTCGAATTTGTCTGCGATGGCGCCCGACATTTGCCCAAGCTTGGACTGCATGCCCCCGATCGTTGACTCAAGCTCGCGCAGCGTTACGGACTGGGTTGCCCGATTGAGCTTTGCGAATCGCTCGGCAATTTTGTCGATGGGATCAGCCAGATCACCGAGTTTCTTCTCAAGCAGGCCGGTGTTGTCGCGCAGAAGCAGGAATGCCGTAGCGGCACCGATTGCCAGAGCGGCAACCCCCAGCGGCCCGCCGAGTATCCCTAGCAGACCAGCCGAGGCACGAGTCAGCCCGGCTTGAGCCGCAGTGACCGCAGCGGTTGCCCGCGCCTCCACCATGCGTGCTTCGGCAAGCTGAAGGGACATTTGCGTCTGTACGGCCGTGCCTCTCGCGGCAATCGCTTCTCGCTGAGCAAGGACAACCGAGGTCTGGGCTTTTTGCAGCTCTGCCTGCGAGGCAAGCAGCACTGCTGTCGCTTGCGCCTTGCGAGCAGCCACGTCCCGATATGCAGAGTAAGTCGCGGTTGCTGCGGCACTTGCCGAGGTTGCCGCGTATCGTGTGAGAGCCGCTATCGCCGTTACAACGGCAATATCGGCAAGGGTTTCAAAGTTGTCACCGAGGGCGGAGATGCCTTTGCCCAGTACCCCGGTGAAGTCCGTGGTTTCATTCAGGTGACCAACATAGACGGTGAACGAGTTGGACAGGTTCTGCATGGCATCACGAACCGCCACGCCCATGCCGTCTGCCAGCTCGCCGTTGGCGACGGCCGTTTTTTGCAAACCTTCGGTCAGGAGATCCAGGCTGAGTTTGCCCTGCGCGCCCAGGCTACGGATTTCTTCTGCGGTTTTGCCGGTGGAGGCACCAATGGTGTCGACCACTGTAGGCATTGCCGCAAGTATCGATTGCCAGCCATCTGCCTCAACCTTTCCGGTTTGAAGCGCTTTTGAGTAAGCGTCAATGGCAGAGCTGGCTTTGTCCGCAGACGCAGAGTTAGTCACCAGCAGGAAGCTGAAACTGTCCATCACATCCAGCGCCTGGCTGGTGTTGTAGCCCATGGATTTCAAGCTGCCAGAGGTGCGGATGTAAAGCTCTTGGGCCTCGGCCAGGGGCCGGTAGGTTCGCTTGGCTGTTTCCAGCAAGCGATCCTGCACCTCGTTGTACTCACCCACACTGCCAGTGGCCATGCCGATGCGATCGGACATCTGGCCATAAGCGTCAGCGGTCTCGATGATCTTACCGATTGAGGCTGCGCCGACTGCTGCTGCCAGAGCACTCTTGATCAGGCCGGAGGCATGTTGGGCGCGGTCTCCGGCGCGGTCGAAAGCGTTGTCTACTCGACTCAGGCTCCTGTCGATCCGGTCTGACGCCTGCCCAACACTGGAATCCGCCCGCGCCAGTTCCTGACGCAGTTGGGCTGTGGTCGCCTCGATGCGGACGAGCATCCCCTGAACGTCAGTGCCTGCCATTGCTTTTCTCCGGACATAAAAAAGCCCAGCACTGGGCTGGGCTTTAGAAATTACTGCTGCGTGTACTAATTGGGAGTTGAGGTGTCGCTGCTGGTAAAGCTGGCCACCTTCCCGGAGTAATCAAGCACCACGCTCAGAGCCTGGTTCGAATAACTTGAACCGGCGAAACCTACCTTGGCATAACCCCAGGACATGATTTGAGTCCCGTCCGAGTTCTTCGTCACGGTTAACGGCTTGCCAAAACTGCTCAGCAAGTCGTCTTTTGTGGTGACGCCCTGTTGAATCTGGTCAAGCTGAGCCTGTGTGACGGGCTTTCCAAAAGTGGAGCAAGCAGCCAGCAGGCAGACCGCGACCAGAGTAAGAACCTTTTTCATGATATTGCCACCTCTCCATTTAAGGGGCTGAATGTACCAGAAATCAAATCTTGGTCACGCCGCCTGCCGCCCCGTCAGCACCTGCCGGAGCTTCGCCGCCACCGTTGAGGGCGCTGGCTTACCCTTCTTGAGCCCGGGCTTGCCACTGCCAAACGGGTTGGTCATCTGCGCCCACTCAATCCGGGCGTCCATGGCCAGGAACAACTCTGGGAGCGGTGTGCTCCAGGCCATGTCAGGCGGCCATCCAAGCCAGCCCGTGGCCACCGCATAGAGCCGGTCAACGTAACTGCCGTCCTCGACAGCGTTTACGCCTTCGCCGGCTGATCCTTTCCCGCGGACTCCCCCTTGGGGTTGTACAGCGCGACCAGGTAAGCGTTGAGCTGAACGGATGCCTCAACAACACCGGCCTGCCACACTTGTTCCGCTACGGCATCGGCATCCTTGCCGGTCAAGCCAGCACCGCCCGCGATGATGACCGCGCAGCCTACAACGCTGAGCGCGTTGACCGCTTGGGATGCGCCTCGCAGCCCGCCAAAGTAAGCCTCGATGGTGCGCACGGCGCCGAGCGTTGGCTTCAGAATGTAGGTCTCATCGCCCAGGACGATTTCGACAGTGCCGAAAAGGGTCTTGCTCATGACTCAGGATCCTTGTAGATCGGGGCCGAAGCCCCGCAGGTTATGGCGCCGCAGGGGCCGGGAGGATTTCAAGGATGTCGGAGTTGATGCCGATGGTGACGTTGCGACGGACTACGTTGTCAGCTGCACCAGCCGCCACGGTGTTGTTCATCACTTTGCCGCGCATGTAGAACGTGGTCGGCAGAACGACCGGTACCGCATCAGGATCGCCGTCATTCAAGGTGACCTTGATGTTGTAGTCGCCCCGGGAGCGATCCTTGTGCGCAGTTTTGAGTGCGGCCTGGCCCAGGTCGCCGTTGTCGAGGCCGACAGTCAAGGTCAGGTCGCCCGCATCGGCGGTGCCCTTGTACTTGCGGACGCGGCCATCACGCAGCGAGGTGAAGGTCACCGAGCTGAACGTGTCGCCAAATTCGCCCAGGTCTTCGATCTCGCCCACGTCGACGTAGGTATCAGCCTTGTAGAGTGCTTCGGTGTCGGCGCCGCTTTTGCTGCCGAGCGCGAATCGGCAGCCAGCGGCTGTATTGAGGTTGTCATCGGCCATGGGGGTTCCTCCAAAGGCACATTGGATAAAGCCGCAGGGCGGCTGGGTGTTGGGTTAGTGAGTG